CTACAGAAAATTTTAGAATGGATTTTACACCAGAGAATGCTTTTAGACAGTATTTTAACGATCTAATAAAATCAGATGTTGGATTAAAAGAATTACAAACACAATATAAAAATCCGAAAGATCCACGTTTGAGAGATATTATTTTAGAAGATCCTGTTCTACGACAAAATGTAGTTATAAAAGATTTAGAAACTATACCAGGAGTAACCACTGCTAGTAAAATAGATAGACCTGAAGCTGCGATTGAAGCAGATATGTTCAAAGCTTTCAATGAAAGAATAGCTAATGTTAAAAACATACCTGTTAAAGAAGTAGAACAAGACGTTAGTAATGTTTCAAAAGTTATAAAAGAAATGTCGAATAAAATGTCAACAGGTGCCGATCCAACAGACATAGCAAAATATGTTCAAGCGGAAGCAAAAGATCTTGTTGAGTTTGGTAAAAAATATGGAGGTGATGCTTTAGGTAAAATAGGTAAAACACTAGTAGGTTTAGACTTACCTATTTTTCAAGTTGCCTTTGCATCTATGCAAGACTGGGAAGAAGATAGTCCATTGTGGGTAACACTACCTGCAGCGTTTACAGATGAAGTTGCAAGAGCATTTAATCTTTACGAAAAAACTGGAGGCAAAGCAAAAGAATTTTCAAAATTTTTAGCAAGTTCTTTTGTACCAAGAGTTGCAAGATCACCATTGTTTAAAGCTGTCAGTAAAGTTGGTAAAACCGCATCTCTTGCAGCACCTGTATTAGAAATAGGACAAGGAGCTTACAAAGATTACAAACAAAGACAAATGCTTCCTGAAATTGCAAGACAGTTTAATATACCAATTGAAGAAGCAAAAGAAGGATACAAAAGTTATATTAGAGACACCGTGCCTTTAGATGCATTTGATGAATTAAATGTTCCAGAGAGTCCAGGTCTAGAAGGTTTGAAAAGAGGTTTTCAAGATTTTATGTCAATCTTTGGATTGGCTGAAGATCCTTACAAAGATCCAAATGCAATAAAACCAGAAACACCTGAGTCTTTTAAAAAAGTTATAGAAACTGATGATAGACAATTTTTATTTGCAGGTGGTGTTGCTGGATTATTTAAAAGAGCAGCACAAGTTTCTGAAGCATTACGTAGAGTTAAAAACTCAACTTTTGAAATGTGGAATAATGTAAGAATGTTTGGAGAGCAAAAAGGTGTTGCTAAAAATTTAGAAAGCTTCACAAACATACCAGAAAAGAATCGTAAGATTGCTTCAATAGAAGACTTAAAAGCATTGAAAGAAAGCGTACCAGAAAAATATCATCAAGATTTGAACATCATGATGAGGTCTATTGAACAAAATAATTTTGAAACTGCTTGGAAAGAATATAAAAAATTTGAACTAGATTTAGATCCAACATTAAAGTTTGAAAATATTCCTCAAGAATATTTCCCGATGCTTGATCCACTAAACGATGCATTTGTAATTGAAGGACCTAGAAATAGTTTTAAAAGAGGTAGATACCAAATAAAAACTTCAATGGAATTAGATAAGACGACTGGACAACCCACTGGTAAATATCAAACAGAGAAATACGATACCTTTGACCCTGAGACCAGAACCTTTAGAGATGAACCCGTATTAGTCGGTGCAAGCACAGAAAAAGGTAAGAAGGGATTAAATTAGTGACAAAAAGATTAACGACGACGATTCCACCGGAGTCTGGGCCCGTGCCACAGGGCTTGAATATTAACTATAATACTGTTAAAACAGTCAAACAATCTGGAGAAAAAATAAATGGCAGACATAGACAAATCGCTTCCAAACGAACCGCGAAAAGAAATCGAAATACCTAGTGAAGAAGAAGTTCAAGAGCAGGTACTAGAAGCAGTAGAAGAAGCAAAAGGGTCACCGGATCCTGTAGAGATACAAGAAAATGAAGATGGCTCAGTAGATATTAATTTAGATCCTGCGGCAGCAACGCCAGAAGGTGGCGATGAGCATTATGCAAACTTAGCAGACTTTTTACCTGATGAAGTTTTAGGTAGAATGGCATCTGACCTTTCTTCTAAATATCAAGACTATGTTTCAAGTAGAAAAGATTGGGAACAAACTTACACAAAAGGTTTAGACCTTTTAGGTTTTAAATACGATCAAAGAACAGAACCTTTCTCAGGTGCATCTGGTGCAACTCACCCTGTTCTTGCAGAAGCAGTTACACAGTTTCAAGCTTTAGCATATAAAGAATTATTACCAGCCGATGGTCCTGTTAGAACACAAATACTCGGCATGCAAACTCCAGACAAAGTTCAACAAGCATCTCGTGTAAAAGATTTTATGAATTATCAAATTATGGATCAGATGAAAGAGTATGAACCAGAATTTGATTCAATGTTATTTCACTTACCATTATCAGGTTCAACTTTTAAAAAAGTTTACTACGATGAAGTGGAAGGACGAGCGGTATCAAAGTTCGTTCCTGCAGATGATTTAATTGTTCCGTACACAGCTACCTCATTAGATGATGCGGAAGCAATTATTCATCGTGTAAAAATTTCTGAAAACGAATTACGAAAACAACAAGTCGCTGGTTTTTATAGAGACATTGAGATTGGAAAACCTGGTGACAAAGAATCTGATGTTGAGAAAAAAGAAAGAGAATTAGAAGGTGTTACTAAATCTGCAAACGAGGATGTATACACTTTACTAGAGTGTCATGTTAATTTAGACATTGAAGGTTTTGAAGATGTCAATCAACAGACTGGTGAGCCGTCAGGAATTAAACTTCCATACATTGTAACATTAGAAGAAGGATCAAGAGAAATATTATCTATCAAAAGAAACTATGAAGTAGGTGATCCTAAGAAAAACAAAATACAATATTTTGTACACTTTAAATTTTTACCAGGTCTAGGTTTCTATGGCTTTGGTTTAATTCACATGATTGGTGGATTATCAAGAACAGCAACTGCAGCTCTAAGACAATTATTAGATGCAGGAACTTTATCTAATTTACCTGCCGGATTCAAGATGCGTGGTATCAGAATTAGAGATGATGCACAATCAATTCAACCAGGTGAGTTTAGAGATGTAGATGCACCAGGTGGTAATCTAAGAGATTCTTTCATGATGCTTCCGTTCAAAGAACCATCACAGACTTTATTATCTTTGATGGGTGTTGTAGTTCAAGCAGGTCAAAGATTTGCATCAATCGCTGATATGCAAGTTGGAGAAGGTAATCAACAAGCAGCAGTTGGAACTACAGTTGCATTATTAGAACGTGGTTCAAGAACCATGTCTGCAATACACAAAAGAATTTACTCTGCTTTAAAAAATGAATTTCAACTTATGGCTAGAGTATTCAAGTTATATCTACCACAACAATATCCGTATGATGTAGTTGGGGGCCAAAGAATGATTATGCAATCTGACTTTGATGATAGGGTAGATATATTGCCAGTTGCTGACCCCAACATTTTTTCTCAAACACAGCGTATATCCCTCGCGCAAACGGAACTCCAACTGGCAACATCAAATCCACAAATGCATAACATGTATCAAGCGTATAGAAATATGTATGAAGCCCTAGGTGTAAAAAACATTGACAGTGTTTTGGTAAAACCACAACAACCTATGCCACAAGATCCAGCGTTAGAGCATATACAAGCTTTAGGTGGTAGACCTTTTCAAGCTTTTCCAGGTCAAAATCACAGAGCACACATACAATCGCATTTAAGTTTTATGGAAACTAACATGGCAAGAAATAATCCAATGGTTATGGCATCATTAGAGAAAAATATTTTTGAACATATTAGTTTGATGGCTCAAGAACAGATTGAATTAGAGTTCAGAGATGAGTTACAAAGAATTCAACAGATGCAAATGATGATGCAACAGAATCCACAGATGGCACAACAGATGCAAATGCAGTTGATGCAGATGCAACAAAACATTGAGTCAAGAAAAGCTCAGTTGATTGCTGAAATGATGGAAGAATTTATGAACGAAGAGAAGAAAATTACTTCACAATTCGATAATGATCCAATTGCTAAACTAAGATCAAGAGAATTAGACCTTAGAGCAATGGAAAATGATAGAAAAGAACGTGAAGGTAAAGATAGAATGGACCTTGATAAGATGAAAGCCATGATGGCACAAGAAAATCAA